TTCTGCGGCCCGTTGGCTGATAATGCGATCCTGCTCTGGATCAACGTCCTCAAATTTAAAGTCGGGGTCTTTGAAGTTTGGCAGTGGGGGCAGTTCCATTGCCACGCCTGCCTGCATTCTGAGGCGGTACAGCAGCGCGATATGCTCCGCGATGTGGGCAATTAAGATCGGCTGCATGGCCTTAGCGCCGGGGTTGCCTGCCAAAGATGGGTCTTGCAGAAACTGCATATGCACCGCGATGTGCGCCTCATGGTCTTGCTCAATAAAGGCGCGGATTGGCTTGCCATACATCACCGACATGTTTTCATCGATGGGGTCCATCTGGACCGCCTCTTCTGGCTTTTTCAAGATTTCATCGATGTTCTGAATGCGGATCGCCCCGTACATGCGCTTGTACGCTTGGTACATATCGTGAAGCTGCGGTGCGGCCTGCGCCATTTGCAGAACGGCCTGCGCCTGCGCGATGCGCTGGGCGGTGCTGAATATGTTGGGATCGGATACAGGCACGATGTCAATGCGCTCATCAAAGTCAGCGGCATATATCGTTTCGGCTGCGCCAGCCCGTGAGAACGTAAACTCTTCTGGCAGATTTTCTGCGTTTAGAGCCGCCAGCATTTTAAATTCTTGGCCCTGCGCGTAGTGCAGGCGCTTGTGAATTGCGCTGAACGCCTTTGATCCCTGCTCAATCAGGGCCACCGTCGATCCGACTGGCGCGTTGGGATTTACGTCACCCACGTTTAGATCGGCTGTGGACGCAAAGCGTTGTCCCGCATCGACCATAAAGCCCAGCAGATTAAACAGCGAACTTGACGGCTCCTTAAACGGCAGGGGCATGATGGCCTTCGTCACGTCATCGACGGTGCTGTCGAGATCGACAAATTCACCGGGGGATACTTGCAGATCGCCGCCAGTGACACGGCCGCGCAGCTTGAACCCGCCCTGCATATTGCTGAATGCGGCACTGTCGAGCAGGGCGCGGAGCGATCCTGTCGCGGCCTTACCCAGACCACCGATCATGTGATACAGGCCGAAGCCATAAAAGCCTAAACCCGGCAGGAACTTGTACGACACAAACCAGTCGCGGCGTTTCTTTAGCTCATCGTCCTCGCGCCAATTGCGTCTGACGCTGACAACTTTCTGATTATCGTAATCGATGGTAATGACGTAGGGCAGCGCGACAGCGTTCTCGTCGGCCTCGTCCTCATCCATTTCTTGGCCGTCAATGCCGTCGAACAGATCATAGACGTGCATTTCCAGCAGTGTCATGGTGCCGTCTTCACTGCTGTCGCCGTACTCATCGACGCCCTCGATTTCGCCAATGGTATCGCCGCTGCCTGTTCCGATACCGTCTCCACCATCATATTCTGTCTGGAGATAGTAGCCGTTTTGAACGTACTTATTGTAATCGTTCTTTGGCATTCGAATGACGTGGGTATATCGGGGGGAGGTGTAGAGGTCTTTGGTCTCTGGTGCCACGCAGAAGTCTTCGGCCTTCACAAAGTCGCTGCACTGTCGATTTAGGTTTACGTTCCACCAAACCTTCTTGAAAGTCTGACCTACCAGCGGCAGGTGAAACAGCATTTGATCCAAGTCTGGAAAGTATGAGACCATTTCGTTTTGGATTTGCCAGTTCATAAACTCGCGCACCCTACGGCCCTGCTCCTCGATTTTTTCGTCGGGATCGCCAATAATGACGGTCTTAATTGGACCGCCTGACGGGTAAAGCTCTGCAATGGCCTTGGCATTAAACTGGGTTGCCGCTTCTGCGATCAGGGGGTGAACAACGATGGACAGGCCACGGGTGGCTCTCTCGTCTTCGCTTTCATCTAAGCCCCCGTCTGGGTCTAGAGTTTTAAGGCCAGCCTTGTACCGGGTCTTCCATTCATCTCTGGCGGCTTCATCGTTTTCGTAATACGACACAAGCTCCGCGCCCTTGGCCGATAATTCCCGTGCGTCGATCTCTTCTGCGAGGTTTGCATCAAAGCCGCTGTCGCTCTCATCGATATCGTCTAGCTCTGGATCACCGATCAGCACGTCACCGTCTGGAAGGGTTTCGACCATCAGGTCATCTGCGGGTGCGCCCTCGGCAAACGGGATTACATTTGGATCAGCCATAGAGAGTTATCCTTTGCGTCTCTGGTTCATCGTCTTCGTCTGGGTCTGCCGAGTGGCCTAAGAACCAGCCCTTACGCAGTCTTAGCCACGCTTGGGTGCAGGTGTCAACGACATCGTCATTTTTTGCCGCTGGAAAACTGGCACATATTGAGATCAAATCTTCGGCCCATTTGCGTTTCGGGTAGTAAATTCTGCCGTCCTCTAGCAGTGCCGACGATGCGTGGGCGCGAGCCACCTTATCACGATCTGGGCTGTAGGCCAAGACAGGCACCCCAGCCTGCCTCAAGTCATGCAAAAGGCTTGCTCCGCTGGCCTTCTTCTCTATCAAAACTGCGTCTGGCTCCCAGTCATCGTATGCCTCCTGCGCCAGCTTGCGTAGCTCTGGATAGTTAACTTTATCGTACCACATATCCAACACAATCAGGCAGTCGTGACCATTGTGTTTAAACACGCCCCACGTTGTTCTGGCGCTGTAGCTGGAGCTTTCTTTGGTTTCAAAGGCTGTATCCCAAGACTGGATTACATAAGATACTTCGGGTAGCTCTTCGCGCTCCCACGGCACCCACCAGCTTGACTTGAGGATACCACCGCCCTTGGGGCTTGGCCGCTGCTGTAGCTGCCCTGCGGCTGCGTATGAGCCGAGAGACCGCTCTAGGGTGGTCAGGGTATTCTCATCCATCCTGTCGGGCCACAGTAGCTCTCCCTCTTCTGTGCGGGGGTCTGTGAAGCCAAGGCTTGATCTGTTTTGCGTAGGGTGGCCGATTTCGTATCTGGCAGGCAGGCATAGGTGATCCCACTCATTGCCTAGCTCATTTGCGAGTATATGGCCCGTGAGGTCTTGTTCGTGCAATCTTTGCATGATGATGACAAACGCACCTGTCTTTGGGTCGTTTAGGCGCGTCTGCATGGCCTGATCCCACCACTCCAGAACACCCTCCCTGACTTTGCTGCTGTCGGCCTCCACGCTGTTGTGCGGATCATCAACCACGATAATATCACCGCCATCCCCGGTCAAAGCACCGCCGACTGAGGTGGCGATCCTATATCCTGTCTTATCGTTTTCAAAACGCTGCTTTTGGTTTTGATCGTCGGTGAGCTTGAACTTGTCACCGAAGTGCGCCTTGTACCACGGGCTATCGATCAGCCTTCGGCACTTGGTGCTATCCCTGATCGACAGGGAGGATGCGTAGGACGCATAGAGGAACTTCTTGAATGGCTGCGATGCCCAAGTCCACGCAGGCAGCGCCACGGCCACGCTGATGGACTTCATGTGTCGTGGCGGCACGTTGATGATCAGGCGCTTGATGTCGCCCTCAACCACGGCTTGCAGGTGATCACTGATGGCATCTATGTGCCAATTGTTTTTGAACTCAACGCCCGGTTCAATCGTCGGCCAAGCTGCCTTCGTAAACTCCCTCAATGATCTGCGGTAACGCTCCGCTCTCACCTGTTCGATCTTCAATCCTGCTAAATGCTGCCTCAATTGATTCGAGCTGGTCATCGCTAATCCTCGTTAAATCTATGATGTGGTTCTGATCTACCGTGGCTGCGATCTCTTGCTTATCGACCCAGCCTGCCCGGTTCTTCAAAAAGAAGATGATGGACGGCACGTTGCGATCCACAGTGGCATTTTCAAAGAGTGCATTGGTCACGGCATCTATGCCACGGGCCTGACCTCTTTTTATAGTCTCCGAAAACTCCGAATTATCTGCCTGATAAAGATAGAATGTTGACTGTGAAATGCCCAGCATTCCAGCGCATTGCTCTACTGTTAGACCCTTTGCCATAAGGCTTTCAGTTTTCTCTAGGACTTCTGGAGTAATCTCAAATCTTGGTCTGCCCATTGGATTTTTACTTTTGGCTTTTGCCATTACTTAACCTTTCTTGCAGTGGTGAGCTGTATTTTTGGGAATGTAGATCAGATCACTGAAAAAAGAAAGACCC